GTAGAATCTCTACTATCTTGCCAGCATTGTTTCATTATTTATGTTTGAGAATGCCACGTAATACTATAGGATCAGTAGATTCTGCGTAGACAAACTTTTCAGTGTCTATCGGAACGCCGTTGCATCCCTTGGCAAACATATTAATATATTCGTCTTGTCCGTCTTTACTTAGAAATATCATTTCATCATTTCAAACAATTCGTCTTTCCACTCATTATGGAATTCACAATTACGGTAGTTTTCAAACCAAGGGCCGCCTTCTGTATAGTGTATTAGTTTAGGACGGGTAATGTCGTTATAAACTCCTACTAGATAGTTCCAAGTATGATCTAATTTTCCAATTTCCTCATCTTTGAGCCAACTAAAACGATGCAAATATGCACCATTAATTTCGGGATCATTTACAAGATCTATATTCAGTACTCGATTACTAGGATGCCCGCAATTTATTAGCATCACACTTGACCAATTCTTGTCGGGGATAAACCGTTTGTAGCCAGGCCGTCCATCTTAGTGCCTTCTTTAGGAGTATAGTCATGTTGCACACACATAACTGCATACCGGTCATCTGCTTGTGCAACTAGTTCTTCAATATCTGTAGTTAAGATCACATCACAGTCCATAAACACTGCCCAACCGTTAAAATTGCAAAGTTGCGGGACTAAAAATCGTGTAAATGTAAATTCAGTGCTTGCAAGTTTGTCAATTGATCGCGTATACCAACCAGAATCTCTAAGTTCTTTTTGTACTAACGGCGTAACAACCGCATTGGACTGTTTGCTCAGAATGCTGTGTTTACACACCTGATATGCAATGTCCTCACGAGTGTCGTACCCAATGAATACGTTAATCATTTTCTTTCAATGTCTTCTTCGACACAACTATTGCCGTATTGTATTTCAACAACTTTAACAGGAACATCGAACGGGTTTGTTAATTGATGCCATTCTCTAACAGGTACATTGTATTCTTCATGTGGTACTAGGACTGTTGCAGGCAATACATAACCGCTGCTCATTTGGCTATTAATTACTGCATTGCCTTCGCTAACAATCCAATATTCTGCACGTAGTTGATGCCGCTGCATACTAAGACTGCATCCGGGATTAACTGTAAGTTCTTTAACTTTCATTCCCGGAACTTCATGCAGGACGCGATAATATCCCCATTGTCGTTCAGTCTTAGGAGCCTTCCATTCTTGCAATATCCAGCTACTAGAATTTTTTTTATCTTCGCCGCCGACTCCGAATACAAATTCTATGTTGTCTACACCGCTATCCATTTTCTGGAATATTATCTAATGTTCGATCTCCGCCGTTGGCGAAAATAATACGATCATTGGGATACAGCATCTTAACATTGCGGATGGCTTCTATAGCAGTGTTGTCATCATCGTTAAACAGGATGCAATGACTAACCATTTTTAGTTTCTATAATCGTAACACGCTCTGCGCTAGGCATAAAGGCTTGGCCCTTCTTACGCTCTAGCCAGCCGTCACTATTGATACCAACAACTAAAACATCGCCTAACTCTTTTGCTGCGTTGAAGTAGGCAATGTGCCCACTGTGTAAAGGGTCGTATCCGCCAGTGCAAAGTACAATTTTCATGTAGTTATTTATGTACGCAGTTAACTCCTACCAGCCGAAAATGTAATCTTTTCTAACATTGGTTAATTCTACTGCCCCAAGGTGCTTTAAATAAGTGCCTGCACAGTAATGTGTATCAGGATGTTGTTCACAAACAATAATAGGTTTGTATTTTTAATAATGTTTCTGTAGCACCCTTTAGTACTTCTAATTCGTGTCTTTCGCAATCTATTTTAATTAATCCAAACTTAGGAAGATCTAAATCGTCCATACGTTTTAATTCAATAGTACCTGTGCCTAGTGTATTCATATCAACATGACTATGGCCAGTATTTTCACTGTCGTAAATCATATCAATAAACCCAGTAGTACTGCTAAGTGCAAACCGATTTATTTCTACAGGTAGATCTTTTACATTTAATTCTAAACATTTGTACACATGATCAATTGGCTCGTATGCAATAACACGATTAAATTTTTCTGTTAATGGCCTAGCCCATAATCCTACATTAGCACCAACATCAACACATATATTAAAGTCTGTAACATATTTGTATGCAGCATCTCTAACATCATCTTGATATTCTGCGGGGCCGCCATTCATAATACGCTTTGCAATCAACCGTTCAAAATGACTATCAGTATCAGGCATCCAATAATTGTAAACTTGTTTCATTATTAGACCTTTTGTAAATACACAATATATTTTGTAACATGTCGCGGTGGTACCTTTTTTACAGTAGCATGTCTCTCTGTAATTTCTTCACTAATAATTTTCCAACCAAAATCTAAAATTGATTTAATATTGTTTTAGTAATTAACGCTTTACATCTTTAGGAAGTGCCGATGTATTTCTAAATGTTTTTACTATGTAAAGTTTGTAGTTCTTCTAGATACTTTTCTGAATGCATTTATATGTTCCTATATGCTAGCATCTTCCATGCCTGCTACTCTGAGCTTAACTACGTTTGTAATTTGCCATTGCTTTTGATCAAGACCTTTTAGAAGACCTAGCCATTTATTGCGTAGCAATGCAAACTCGTTAATAATCTTTTCATAGTCAACAACGTCTGCCTCACCGTCAACGTATTTTTCAACGTCACGACTGCTTAATGCTCGTTGATAGTTTTCGAGGTATTTCTTAAAATACGAACTACGCAATCTACGTAGTTCGATATTTAAATAGTTGAGGATTGCTTCGATCTCTTGGAGTTGATTAAAGCGTTGTTCAACAATGCCTGGCATTTCAGCCGCAGCACGTTCTACATTACCTTTGAGTTTGACCTCATGTTTTGCAGACAACAGTTCGTTTTCATAATGCGCTACTGCATCAGGAATTTTAGAAATGTCACGCGATACGATTGAATACCAGCCCATTATTAATCCTCATCTTCCCATGAATCGTCATCAGCAAAATTTTCTTCGTCGATATCTAAGAAGTAATTAATTGCACCGTCTAGCACCGCATCAGAACCTAGTGTATTAGTTAGGGTGTCATCTGCTACGCCGTAGTCAGCTAGCAAATCAACAAACCGCTCTGCTGCAAGTTCATGATTCTTTTTATCAATGTACTCTTTAAATAAAGTCCACACTTCTACAATTTGACTCTCGTCCATAGATTATTCCTCAAAAGTTTCTTCGATTAAATCAGCTGTATCTTCAACAACTTCACCGGTATTTACCACAGTAGCTGTTTTTTCTTTGTACTCTGACATAATCATTTCAAGTTTAGGACCATTCCATTGCTTACGATAATCGATATGCTCGACACCAGCTAAGTCAACATACTTGAGTCGATTGCCTTGCTTAACCAATAAGTTTTTCTTCTCAAACAATTCAACTAAACCAGAGTAAGGATTCATACCAGTTTCATAAGGAATCTTAACCTGCACACCTTCAAACGGTTTTGCATAGCGTGTCTTCATTACTTTACAACCTGCACGGATACCCATAACTTCTGTGATCTTATTGCCGTCTTCGTCTTCTTTTAACTTCATCTTTTTTCATTGCAACAACAATACTTGATGCATAGATAAAGCCACTACCGCCTGAGATCTTATCATCTGGGTCAAACATGTCCTGCGATGCATATGTGTGGTTAGTACAAACTAGTCCAACATTGTAGCTGCCGATCATGTTTACAGTGTTACGAACTAATGAAGTAAGTGCTTTAGGCTTACGACCCATATCGCCCTTCATATCACCCTTTTGGAACTGATCGACGTCAGTAGGTGTTAGTAACATACCCAAGCTGTCAATAACAAACAATACTTTAGGACGATCTTCTTCGTTCATTGCTTTGTAGTCAATCATGAAAGTTGAGATAGTTTTTGCTACGTCATCAATCATTGCCATATTAAGTTTAAGCAATTTGTCTTCGCCAGTCTGCACACCTAGTGCATGCAACCAGCTTTCGTCAAGTGCATTCTCTGAGTCAACTAGGACTACATAGATACCTTGCTCTTGTGCGTTCTTTACAATGTTGCCACTGCAAAAATACGACTTGCCTGCACCTGATTCGCCTGCGAATACAGTTACTTTACCCAACGGAACACCTTTGTTAAAGTCTCCTGAAATAAGCAAGTTTAATGCGTATGATCCTGTTGAAATCCAATCAGTAGGATCGTTAAATCCAGCACTCACGCCTGAGATACTTTTAGTCAAGTCCTTACGGAACTTACTAACATCAAATGATTTAGCCATTATTTCTCCTATTTAAAGCCAAGATAACTAGGGCGTATGCTTATAGCACAGAGGCCCCAGCCGTGTTGTTTATTAAGCCTGCTGTTGACGTGCGCGGATCATCGCTAGGATGTCGCCTGCACCACCAGTTGCTGCCGGGGCAGGTGCTGCTTGTGCTACTGGAGCAGGTGCTGCTTGTGCCACTGGAGCAGGTGCTGCTTGTGCTACTGGAGCACTTTGGCTAGTTGCAGTTGCACCCACACTTGCGACTTTCATAGGATCGCCTGTGCGAGCTTGCATACCGCTTGGTCGGAAGTATTGGCTCCAACGATCTGCATCATATGCTTCACCATCTACTGATGCTTCAAACATTTCTTTCATCACTTTAATAGCAACGTCGTCTGGCTTCTTAGGAAGGAAGTCATTCATGTTATACAATCCATGAGTCTGAACTGCTAACATTTCTGCATCACTCAGTGGACGCTCGCGACGTGCCCAATTACTTGTGCCGTAGTCTGCATAACCACCTTTAGATGTTTTGTTAAGACGGAAGTCAACACCAGCAGTAAAGTCTGTTGGTAATTCTTCCATATCTGGATCCATCAATGCTGCTTTGATGATCTGGAATACCTGTGGGCCGATAATGAATCGACGAACTGGATTTTCTGGCTTTTCTTCTTGCAAGGGATTTTCTGTTACAAACCCTTGGAAAATGTAAGAACGTTTTTTCCAGTACTTACGACCCATATCTTCTAATGAAGCGTCCTTAAACCAGCCGCGAACTTCCTGTAGAATAGGACATGCTTCGCCGTACATTTCCATACATGGAACTTGTACTTGTACAGGGCGTGAATCAGTTTCACCTTTAATGCCTGCAAATGGAAGTTTAATAATCAAACGCTCTTTCCAGAAGAAAGTGTTTTCAGTGTCGCCATCTGGAAGGAAACGCATCGTTGCCGATTCGCCTTCTTTAATATTCCAAAATGGGTAAATTGCGTTATCACCGCCGCCTTGGGTATTATTGCCCCCTGTGCGTGATTCTTGCTCTTTGAGCTTTGCTCGGATTTCTGCTAATGATGCCATAGTTAATGCCTCCTAAAATGTTGCCTATGTGCAGTAGCGTTATTGCTACTAGTGCCTTAAAGTGTATAGCACAGTTACTACTATACACTGATATTTAGCAGACGTCAAGTGATATCTGCTGAATTTTTGAATTTATTTTATATGCCTGATAGTCTACGGATACTGTTTAGTTCGTCGTCTTGTTCGACTGTTGGTTCCATCATAGTTCCAGCAGTTGGTTCATCAAACTCAATTTCCTGTATTGCAGGGCCTGCATTAAGTTCTTCGTACTTTGCATTGATTGCTTCGATAAACGCTTTAGCCGGGTTAATGTATTGTTCGCCGTAGTCTTTTTCTATTGCTGTTAATATTGCTGTTTCGCCTTTTGGAAACTGTCCTGTTTCACGATCGAACATGCTAAGGATGTATTCAGTCACTGGTGTCTTTTGTTCTTTTTCAAGTGTAATTTCATCACCGTCGGGGCCGTCAATCTTGTCGCCTTTTTTCTTGCCGTTCATTTTGGCCTTTTGCACTGCTTGTGCATATGCATTGCCTTCTTCAAAATCATCATCTTTAGATTCTGCAAACTGTCCCATCATTTCTTCAAATGCATTATTAATATCTGATTCATACGCTTTAACTCCGCCAGGTGACACTTCTGTGCCAACTCCAGAGACAGTATCAGCCTCACCTAGTAAATCTTCAGCTGTTAGTTCTTTTGCTCTTGTTGCTTCACTTACTAGTTTGTAGATGTATGGAAACACATCTGATAGTTCTTCGTTAAACTGTTTGATAGTTAATTGATCAATCCAGTTTTCTTTAACATCTGCAGGAACATCTTCCATAACTGCTACTTCAAAAGAACCAAATGCTTCTGCATAGTAGTTTGGTTTTTGTAGACTTTCGATAGTCTTTTTAACTGACTTAATACGATCGTTTACTACACTAGTATACCCAGCTAAACTTTCTGCCATTACAGCACTGCGGCCCATGTAAGATTTAAACTTGCGGAGTTTATTCATTTCTTCTGATAAGCCAACAATGTGTGTACCAAAGTCATCAAATGGTTTGCCGCCTTCTGCTACGTGACGTGCCATTGCTCTTGCACCACTTAGATGCTTAAATGGATATATGAAGCGCTCGCCGTCTGCGCTTTCAATATATATCTTTCCAATACTGCGTGTGCGGCCACCTGCAAGTTCTGTGTTAACACTTTCAGTATGTTTAACTACTATTCTTGCTCCATCAACCTTTTGATAGCTCACACGGTTTGTTCCGTACATCTTTGATTCACTCATTGTTTCTTCTCCGCGATTTTGTGCTAAAAATTTATAATCTCTTTTGTCGAGGTTTGACTTGTTTATGTTACGAGTGTCAAACGTCATTAATCTTTTCTTGCTAAACTGTCTAATTTCCTTTAGAAAATTGTACCAATTTTGTTTTGTAATTTCGTCTTGTTCTGAAAACAAAACCTATCACTGTACATAATTTCAACACTTTTTTCAGATAAACTTATGCTAATTTTTCCTAAGTTTGCAGCACCTTCTTTGTAATCAAAATCAAAGAATCGTGCATCTGTAGGAACGTTAGTAACTTTGCCTTCGCCGTCACCTAACGTAACACTTGGAAACCGTCCACGTATTTTATTAAAAAGTTCTTCTGCTATTAGATCTAAATTTTTCATTGTAATATATTTATCAATAGTTTGTGCTTATGAAGATTGGCATTGGTGCATCGTAATCTTCCATATTTTCAGCTTGTGTAAACGTGTTATAGATTCTAGGATCCCAATCTTTTAATACCGCCATCATTCTTATAGCAAGCAGTGTGGCACTAACAAGATCATCACTTTGTCCTGCTTTTGATTGATAACTTGATCCTGTTGCAACAAAGTTTTTAAGCTCAGATATAAATGGCTTACTGTGCAAAATCATTTTATCATTTTCAATCATAGTTTTAAGTCTACTACAAGCAGTAATTTTACTGCCGTGTGTAGTATTAAAACCTTTACGGAATTTCCTGACGTGTCCTTTCTGATTGGTTCGCTCACAAATAGACCTGGAATATTCTCTTCACCAAAATCGTTTATAACGAGAAGTGCTGCTTCGCCGATACCGTTGTTTTCAACACTCCAGTAAATTCCGTTCTGGTTCCCTGTTTCTTGTGCAAGATACTTACAGATATCTGCAAGCACTCGTACCTGCCCGGGAATAGCAGTTGTATTATGTTGCCATTCTGCAACTTGTTCATAACTTGGTAATTCAAATACTTGTATTGCAGCATTGTCGCCACCTGTGCCCATACTCGGATCAAGTGCTACTGCATACGTATATTGGCTTGTAGGTTTCTTATACCAGCGTGTTTGTCCCATATTAACTAGCGGAGTATCACCTGCCATGGTAGCAAGTTTAATGCTGCTAACAAGTGTTTCGTCAAATACTAGGAATTCACAGTCGTATTCACGACGGAATCGTTCTTCGCCGATACGTCCTAGTTCTTCCTGTTTCCATTTTTCATCTCTATCTGGATGTTCTGTCCAATAACTACGGAAGCTGTGGAAGCCGTTAATTCCTAATTCTTGTTCATTGCCGTGCTCGTCAAACTTATCTTCTGCCTGTTTCCAAATAGTAGCAAATGTATCTTCATCTGAGTTTGGTGTGCTTGTAAGAATAGCACGGCCACCAGTTGCTAGTGTAGGAGATATTGATGTCCAAAAGTCTGTAGCTACGTTAGGTTGTACAAACGCAAACTCGTCGCAATATAGTAGTGAAATACTCATACCACGTCCTGTGTTGCCTGTTGTAGTAGCACTAACAATACGACTTCCATTTTCAAATTCGATTGAGCCTTTGTTGTAGTTAGTAACACCTGCTCTAATGTGATCTGGGCATAACTCATAAATGTAACGGATGCGCTGCATAATCTCTTGCGCACCTGTGTACTTGTGTGCAGCAATAAGGATTGTTTGATCGGGTACAAACATTGCATACCATGCTAAGTAGATTGCCGCACATGTAGTCTTGCCTGTTTGACGAGGTAACATGTTGATATTAAAGCGAAAATTATGATAACTTTGTAACAAGCGTTCTTGATACTCATACGGATCAAATAGCAACTTGCCTTTTACTGGATGTTGTATGTATGCAAACTTACGAGCAAAATACAAATAGCCGTCTACAGGATCCATACACTTAAAAAGGTCAGCAATCTGCGCTTCAGTAAACGTTTCCTGCCTGTTTGCTTTTTTAATTAATACGCCGTCTAATGATTTTGCCATACGTTTATTTAACCTATTTTATCACTGTAATATCCGATGTCGAAGCGCAGATCAAATAGCTTGCGTCTATCTTGTTGGATTAAAATATGCGTAGGAGCAGCATGTTTGCCGTATCTAGGCTCGCTCCATAACCATTCATATTGCAAACTAGTATCTAGCTTACTACAAAGTTTCTTTAACCGTCTACGATTATAGTTGGGCACAATGTAAACAATTGCTTGGTTATTTTCTAAGTGTTCCCACTTCCCACACCATCGTGTAACTTTAATTTCGCCCTTTTTCCTACGCTGCTGCGCTCCAAGGACAAACAGGCTTTATACTATCAAAGTATGCTGTCCAATTAATATCGTCTTTTACCATATAACTATTTACTCAAGCAAATAGGCCCCGAATGACCTATTTGGTTAGTACATCTAATTACTAAGACTTACTATTTTTACTTGCCGCGGCCACGTCCAGCCATTAACTTGTCTTTACCACGTCCGGCCATTACTTTACCACGACCTTCAGCAGTTTTTGTATCTTCAACTTTCTTTTTACCGCGGCCACGGCCTTCAGTAGTTTTCTTCTCAGTCAAAGCTGCCCAAAGTTGAGTTTTAATTGATTCAACTGCCATTGCGTTGTCACCGTCTTGTGCTTTAGCATATGCTTTCTTAGGACGGTTAAGACCACCAGCTAAGTCATTGAGCATATAATTAGCATCTTTATATTCTTCGTCTGGACTGTTGTCCCACTCTGCAACTACTGCATCATATTCGGAGGTGTCTTCACTGCATGACATTTCTTCATGTACGTAGCCGCAAACGCTGCAAGGTTTTCCTGGGCCTTCCATTTCCGTCGCCGCCTACCATATTAATAAAGTCAGCCATGTTATCTTGATTAGGTGCCGCTGCTCCCATTGGAGGCGTCGGTGCCATCATACTACTTACAGGTGCTGCATCTGACATACCTGTCATTTTTTAGCTAGCTTCATTAGTTCTGCAACTTGATCAGCAGTGTCAGCTGTCATTGATACATTCATTGAAGCTGATTCGTTCATTGCTTTTTCATGTTATAGTCCTTACTTTGATTTTGTTGTGTTGGTGCTGTTGCCGGCTTGCCACCATTTGGTGCTCTTCCAAGAATAAATTGATCGTTGATGTCCGGCTTGCCGCCGGCGCGTGTTAACCATTCTTGATCTTCCGGGCTAGTTTTGAAACTTATCTGCGTCTGCCCCAGCATACGGATTTGGTGTTTTCGGAGCTGCTGGAGGTGTTGCTGCTGTTGCTGCCGGATCTGCTTCGTCTGGATTATTACCTGCTGGAGGTAGTTCAGGTGTTCCTGTATCAGTTGGATCTGCTTCGTCTGGA